GTAGAGGAACACCTTGCCGTTGTTGGACGGGTTCGCGCTGTCCTCAATGACAAGGATGTTGCTGATGTACGACAACTTGCGCTTGCGCTGACGGGCAATGTCCTTGTCGGACTCAATCCCGCTGTTCCATAGTTCGTTGTTCGCCTCGCAGATCGGGCACTTGCCACCGATGGTCGTGGGGCAGTTCTCAATCAGCCAACCGCCCTTGCCTTGGAAGCCGTGGTTGAAGACACGCACCCACGGAACATCCTCGCCCTCGGGGGCAGGGAGGAAGCGGATGACGGCGTAGCCATTGCCGTCCTTGCCCTGCTCGGGCTTCCAGAAACGCTCGTCCTTGTACGAACGCTCCCCTCCATTCATCTTCTGAAGTTCACCCGCAAGCATCGTGCTTGCACTCTTGCTCATCTTCTTCATCGCTTCAAACTTGCTCATATGTCGCCGTATCCTTTCGTATGTTAGAGGTGTAACGGTATTTGGGTTAGTATAGCAGTATCTAGGACGCTGTCAAGGGAGATCGCTATCACTTCTTCCTGAATGTGTTCAGCGACTCATGCACCTTGACCGTCCACTTGAGACGCTTCGCCTGTGGCAGCATGATCTTGATCTTCGTGATCTTGAGACGGGACACAACAACCTTGTCGTGAGGCTTGAAGCCAAGCGACTCCATGATCTTCTCCGTCTGATAGGTGAGGTCGTAGAAGACACCACCGTCTCTCCAATCGCCCGTCATGATGCAGTAGGTGGCACCTGATTCCGCCTTCTCTGCGAAGCGCGACAGGACACCCTTGTACTGTTCGATGAAACTCTCCCATGTCTTGCAACGGTCGAGTCCGCTGTCATCGGCGTATTCCTCAAGATTCCAATAGGGAGGACAGGTCAGAAGACCGTCGTGCGCGGGGACTTCCACGGTGGTCGAATCCGCGAGGGTGTTCTCGACACCGAAGTTCTCCTTGGCGTACTTGATGGCTTCCTCGGAGATATCGAATCCCGTGTAGGGAACCTTATGCTTCGCCATGTACTTGGCTCGTTCGCCCCATCCCGCGAAGGGATCGACCACTTGCTTGCAGTCCTTGAGGTAGAACGAAGAACAGAGTTCCGCGACCTCGCGTGGGAACGCGGAGTAGGTCTGACGGCTGCATTGGTTGTTGTGATCCTGCTTGCCTCGGATGCCGTTCTTGCCCAACGCGGCGATCTCCAAGACTGACACGGGAAGAATCTCCAACCAACCGCTTGGGGGACTATCGTCCTCCCCTGTCATACTGAAAAGTGAATCGCTCATCGTGTCTCCAAAATGAATGCCTTCTCTACGGTTCCAATGATCTCGTTCCTGATCCTCTCCGTTTCAAGGTTCAGGAATGGCTCGTACTTTCGCAGTCTGATGGACAGATCCTCCCAAATGGGGTCGTACCGCATCTTCTCGTCCCATCTGCCCATGAACCCTGTCAACTTGTTGTAGCAGAGGAATGTCTCCTCCGTGATCTTTCGCTGCAACAGAAGACTGAGGAACTTGGGATGGCGACCGTCCTTGGGAACCACGAACATGGAGCCGAACGCCTCCTTGCTGCCCGTCTGTTCCGCAAGAGTCCTAGTCGAGATCTCAAGGTTGTGACGCATCGCTTGGATGGATCTCATCCTAGCCATATGCCTGTCATCCGCATCGTCATCGAACACGGAACCAACCCATATGTCTGGGTTGTCCCTGAACTGCGATACGAGATACTCGACCAACTCGGATTCGGTCTTGAACTTGCGAGACAACTTCTCAAAGAAGGGAAGGTCTCTACGGGTGGTGTAGCCGTTGGGCTTCAGTTTCCCATATTTGAAGAAGTCGTACTTTGGATTCTTGAAGTGTGCCTTGAGACTGATGTAGGTGCTGTAGGCATCGTGTCCGTTCATAGTGGCAGTTTACCTGATGACTTTGACTTTCCTCTCATTAGGTTCTTACGCTGCGCCTCTGACTTGATGCGTTCCTTGATCGGCTTGGTCAGCGTCTTGGCAACGCTCTCGGGTTCGATCCCGTAACGCTCACAGACAAGAAGGATTGCATCCATGTAGGACTTCTCTCGCTGATTGCGTACCACTTCCTCTACTTCCTTACAGAAGTTTTCAATCCCGATTATCGATCCCATCGATATCCTCCATGGTTCGTTCCTGATCTTCAATGGTCATGGAGTCGAGTTGTCTCCGCGCACGATCTGCGGCACGGATGAACTCGCTATCGGTGAGCAAGAGAATCATCTCTTGATTGCCAACCATGATTCGGACGATGTGCTTTCCTTGATCGTCCTCGTCATCATCGAAGGGAGCAACCCATGGCTCGGCGGGTTCCGCCTCTGACTTTTTACCGAACAGCAACTTGAAAATGCTCATGGATTTTCTCCTGTAGTTTGTCGAAGTTGTTGTCTGTCCAATACTGCGCCGTGCTGTTTCGCAACGACGAGTAGTACTCGCTTGGATCCTTGATGAACTCCTGAACCTCTCCTTCCATCGTGGAGATGAGAACGACGATCTGTTCGACCCTCTTTCCCGTGGTCTCGTACCACATCAGAGAATAGGCTGCTGCCTGTTCGAAGTAGTTCTGAATCCAATCCTCCCGCTTGCTCTTGTCGGAGGACTTGAAGTCGATCACGGAGTACACGCCATCGTAGTTGGCAATGCAGTCGAACCGTCCTGCCATACGCAGGGTGTCGGAGCAGAGAGCCTGCTCCTGCGCGACGATGTCCGTGATGAGGTCGAGATTCGGACGCATCTGCATGAACATCGCGGAGACATCAGGGTCTCCGCTCGGAAGAATTCCGTCCTGCAAGTACGCCTCGACCGCTTCATGTAGGGCAGTTCCCCGCCTTCCTGCGAGGTCGAGTTTCTTGGCGTTGTTGGGATCCTTGCGCCACTCCGCGAAGAAGCCGCGCTTCGACCAACCCGTCACGGTGGTCACGGATGGATACCAAAGGTCTTGGGTGTGGGACTTGTAGAATCGTCCCATCCCCGAAATCTCAACGGATTGAATTTTGGGTGTTTGTATCTGTGTCATCGTCAATAGTCGGGTATGTTGTTCCTAGGGTGTGCTTTCTTGATCTTGCTGATGACATCGCGGAAACCTCCGTCGAGTTTTCCAGTCTTGCCAACGGAAACGGGATCAGCGAACGCAGGCGCACTCGCTATGTACTGCTCAATGCCCTTCTTCCCGCACTTCGGGCATGGCTTTCTGCATGGTTTGAGACGATTGGAAATCGACAGGAACTCTTCAAATGTGTGATCGCACTTGGTGCATCTGTAGTCGTAGTTCGGCATGGTCACGCTCCCGTGGTATGTAGGGGAGCGTACCACAGGGGTGTCTCGCGGTTCTTCCACTTGGCAAATCGACTCTTGGCACCGTTGTAGTATTGACGGTATGCAAGCACGGAGTCGCCTGCCACCTTGTACTCCTCGGGCATCGCCTGCGGGAAAGGATGAGGCTCAAGCCAATCCTTGCCGTCCATGTTGATGTTCATGGGTGGATTCTGAAGAAGAGCCAAGCATCGACTCTCCACGCTGTGACGCTTGCCGTAGCGGTGGGTGTACTCCCTGCACAGTTGTGTCAGGAGATCGGCAAGCCACAGGTAGTTGCCTACGCGCTCACGCGCCCACACCGCGCACGGGTGGTTGATGTGCGTAGCCATGAACAGGTCGCGATCATGCATGGCATCGGGATGCTGCCAATGGCGCATCTTTCTGCCGTTCGCGCTGAGTCTGACCGTTTCCATGCCGTCGAGCATTCGATGAGCCGTAGACAGCAACTGTGCGTACTCAAGGATCATCTTCACGACATGTTTGTCGCAATGAGCCTTGGCACACACCTGTGGGTCGGTGTCTAGGTGAAAGATGTTCATGTGCCGACGATCTCCTCGCACTCCTCCCCGTGAACCCAGAAACACTCAAACGGATGAGTGTTGTCGATAGTGTTTGGATTGTACACCGAAACGAGGTACTGTGGCCCCCACACGGGGTCATGCTCAACCCGCCGAACCTCTGCACGGGCATTGAGAGACGGAACCCAAACCTTCAAACGCTTGCGCTGACCCTGACTGCTGTTATCGGACATTTTGACTCCTAGTTGCAGGACATCGACCCCTCGGAACCGTTCTTCGGGGTTGATACGACAATATAGCAGAGGGTAATGTGGCTGTCAAGCCAACAAGCCCCTTGACAAGCACTTTTCTTTCTTGTAAACTAGACGATATGAAGACCACCACTTCCAAAACGGCAGAGAGGCAGCACTACGGTGACGAGCCTGTCTGGGGCGAGGACAAGGATCGCGACCTGATGTACTGTCGTGCCCTGAACTGGTATCACCACATGAGCGAGGACGCTGACCACGCGAAGTGGCTCCTTGAATACATGCGGGAGAACAACTTCGACAAGGAGGACATCAGGGCTGTCGCTGTGACCAAGCGTGGCGCGATTCATTGGGGAGAGTTCGGGGACGAACTGGGGATCAACCTCGGTGTCCATGCCCGTATCCTCTCTGTCGGAGGTTGGATCCCTCCCAAGACGCAGGACAAGTTCAATCGCGGCATCGACCGTCTTGTCGAGATCGGCAAGGCAAAGAAGGAGTTCCGCGAGGAGAAGAAGGAGAAGGAGCATCACCTCGTCGGAGTTCAGGAGCGCATCTCCGCTCAAGTTCGCGACATGATCGGTGAACTTGAGATGGTCGAGGACATGGTCACGCAGGGGGAGGCTCCCGTGTACCCGTGCGCGTGTGTGAGCGCGGATGCGCCCGTGCGCGAGGATGCCTGTTGTCCCAACTGTGGGGGAACCAAGACCGTCGAGGTCTCGTCTCTTGACGAGTGGCTGACTCGCCGTGGGTGCAAGGGCGTACACGCCAGCCGCATCGCGGAGTGGTTCCGCCGCCGTCTTGTCGAGATCGACGCTGTCCTTGGAGGCAAGGCTGACGAGCAGTTGCGGGAGGGCTACTCCGTCTTCAACAAGAAGCGGATCAAGGCTCACCGCGAGTGGCTGAACGACCTGATCTCCAAGTGCGAACACACCAAGGCGGTCAGCAAGAAGTTGCGGGCACCTCGTCGGAAGCGCAAGAAGGCTCCCGTCGATATCGTCAAGAACCTCAAGTTCAAGCCCTCGGACGGAGAGTTCAAGGTGAAGTCCATCCTCCCCTCCAAGATCGTCGGAGCGGAGAAGTTGGTCACCTTCAACACCAAGACCCGCGTCGTGACCATCTTCGAAGCGGAGAGTCGCGAGGGTCTCTCGGTCAAGGGAACCACCATCATCGGCTTCAACGAGAAGAAGTCGGTCTGCAAGGTCATGCGTAAGCCGCAGGAGATCATCGGTGTGGTCTCCAAGAACGGCGGCATCCGTGCCATCAAGAACGCCTTCAACGCTTCCAAGACGGTGGAGAAGGCTCCTACGGGACGCATCAACGAAGACACCATCCTGCTCGGAGTCTACTGAATGATACTGATCGACGCGAACCAAGTCGGAATCTCAACCCTCATGGCAGAGTCGAGAGGCAAGCCCATTGCCGATCTTGACCTGATGAGGCACATGTTCCTCGTCTCCATCCGCAACATCCGCAAGAAGTTCAAGGACTACGGGGAGGTTGTCCTGTGTTGGGACGCGGGGAACTATTGGAGGAAGGACATCTTCCCCTACTACAAGGCAAGTCGAAAGAAGACTCGCGAGGAGTCCGATGTCGATTGGGACAAGATCTTTGAGAATCTCCATGCCATCCGCAAGGAGATCTCGGAGAACTTCCCCTACCGCGTGATGAAGGTCGAGAGGTGCGAGGCAGATGACATCATCGCCACCCTCACCAAGCAGTACGCTCAAGCGGAGGACATCGTGATCGTCTCGTCCGATGAGGACTTTCTTCAACTTCAGGTCTACCCTCGGGTGCGCCAATGGAGCATCATCAAGAGTCAGTTCCTGAAGTGTGAAAATGCCAAGGACTTCCTCGCCCGAAAGATCATGCGTGGAGACACGGGCGACGGAGTTCCTAACTTTCTGTCGGACGATGACTGCTTCGTGGATGACGGCAAGCGGCAGAAGCCTCTTCTTGAGAAGAAGATGACCGCTTGGCTGTCCGATCCACTAAATAGAGAGTGGGATGACCGTATGGTCAGGAACCACGAACGGAACGAAGCCCTCGTCAGTCTCTTCAAGATCCCGACGCAGTACACGGATGCGATCTTCGAAGAGTACGAGAAGCCGAAGGTGGAAGATCGTTCAAAGATCCTGCCCTACTTCATCGCCAATCGAATGAGACTTCTAATCGAACACATTGAGGACTTCTGAAATGCAAGCATTCATTGACATCTTCCACGCTATCGACAACGCCTCTAGCGAGGAAGAGAAGGTGCATATCCTGCGGCAGAACAAATCTCCCGCCATGATTGACATCCTACGGTGGGCATACCACCCCAACGGTGAGTTCTACACCACAACCGTTCCAACCTACATTCCCGACGAGTCGCCCGATGGTCTATCCATGAGCAACCTGTACAGCGAGTCAAAGCGCATGTACATCCTTGCCAAGGACTATCCCGTAGACGCGAAACGCAAGGAAGAGATCCTGATTCAGATTCTTGAATCTCTAGGATCAGAGGCTCCCATCATGGAGCAGATCGTTCAGCGCAAGTTCAAGTCGCTCACGAAGGAAACCGTGAGCGCAGCGTTCCCAGGACTGTTTGAGGTAGTCGAGCAAAAGGTCTGACAGACATGAGATACAACGACGAAGACGAGCAGAGATTCGACCGCCGCAGACGCGGCACCAATCCTCTTCGTGAGGAGAAGCGCAAGGGAAACAAGGGAGAGATGAAGGAGTCGTTCATGCATTGTGACGATGACGATGACGATGGTCTCTACTCTGAAAGGGAAAAGTGGTGATCGCTAAATAGTTGTGTCCCTCGCCGTCTCGTTTCATCGGGTCGGTCGTGGATGCAGGGCAAGTGATTACGCTCTTCCTGCGTCAAGGTGCTGGAGATCGAACTTACCGCCAGCACCAAGTCGGCAACTCCGACAAGGGATTTCGCTACCGCCCCCTCATGGCAACATGAGGGGGTTAGCGTCTATGGCTGCTTCGCAAGCCACCAAGCGTCAACGAGATCGGATACGGGGTTGGCTACCTTCGTGGAGCCAGGGCATATCGCTTCGACAAGATTCAGCCCCGTGGCTTCAACGAATGCCCTGTGCATTTCGATCTTGTCGGCATTGCCTTTTCCCGTGGCGGTCTTCTTCAAGGCTGTCGGGCCAACGAGAGCGAATGGCTTTCCTGCCTTCCACATCTTCCACTTCAGAAGCCCAGCGTTCTCTCCAATGTGGAAGACCTTGCCCTTCGCTCCCAATGCGTAGTCCTCCATGACAACCTTGTCGCAAGACTCAATGATTGCCATAGCCCAATCTGAAATCTGATCGTAGCGTTGCTCGGGACTGGTGTTGTGTGCATGTAGTTGACCCGTGACCTTGAACCATCCCAAGTCATAGGTCTTTGCGTTGCGGTTCACATCCGTGAGGTAGTGACCGTGTGCTTCGGATGTCTCCGTGTCAATGACCACCACGGCGGGTGAACAGAGCGAGTAGTCGATGCCGCCGATCTTCATAACTGTATCTATGAAGCGACCCTGACGCTGTGAAGGTACGCCAGGGTCGCACATGTGGGTGTCAAATCCCCACTTTGTTCAGTATTGCCAGTTGTCGAGTATGAAAGATAGATCCATCGAATCGGTGGTTCCGTCTCCGTTGAGATCAGTTCCTCCTGCCTTGCCCCAATTCGCCATCACCTTCGACATTCCCGAAGCATCGAACTTGAGTTCAAAGCCAGGGATTCTGTCATATTGTGATGTCGCATCATCCCCCAACCACTTGAGGATCATGTCTAGTCTTGCTTGGTTGAGTCCATGTCTTGAGGGTGACACCGTGTCATCCCATCCAAGGTGCTGTATACGCTCCTCGTCAGGACACTCACCAAACCTTGTGCTGTAGTCGGATACGGAGGTCCCG